ATTTTATCTAGTTCGGCTATGTCTCTAAATGTATCTTCGTTAGAAGGAACATTTTCAACAGGGTTTTTATCTGGTTCTTTGTTGTCAGGTAGATTGAGTAAATCTTCTAGTTTTTTTGTCATGATAATAGTCCATTAAATACTACTATTATTTATCTACTCCCAGCACCACGGTAAAACTCTTTTACTATCTGTGCCTCTTGTTTGATCTAAATCAGAAAGGTACTTTTTCATTTTTTCATTTCCTTCTTCATTAAATTTATGTTTTTTGATTAAATCTGCAACATATGGATGTTTACGCTTTGTTTTTTTTACACGGTAAATTACATTAGGTTTTAAACTATTAATATGCAAAAAATTAGGATGCACTAAAGTATTTAAACCAGGATTAAACTTTCTAATAACTTCACCTACATTAGGAAAATTTAACGCCATTATTGTTAGATTATAAGATAATTTTAAATTACACCGTTTAATTAATTTTGATTGCTTTCTTTTTATTTCCCAATCAGTAGGATATCTAATATATTCATCTACTTTTCCTATTCCATCTATACTTACAATCATTGTAGGAACAACGGTAAATTTTTTTAATAACTCGTGCCATTTATCTGTGTAACTTATACCATTTGTATTAAATGTTATATTTGTATATTTTCTATTCCAACTAAATTCGCTAAGATACTTAACAAATTCAAAAACTTCTTTGTCATATAATGGTTCACCACCAGCAAAATAAATTCTATGCGCATTATTAGGTGCATGTTTTTTTACATAATCCCAATCAAATTTAGGCTTTTTTCTTATACTTTCTATTACATCTACTCCACCTCTATGTTTTGTAAAAACATCTATATCTTCATACCATTTGCTACTACAATGAGGTTGACACATTACACATTTCAAATTACACAAATTACCAAAACGAATATCCCAATTTTGATGTTGACCTATTTGTTGTGATTCACATAATTTAACTGCTAATCTTTTTGAATTTATACCCATACTTTCATTATGCCAACAAATTTCACAACCTTCGTGTTTTATTCCATTTGCAAAATCTTGTTTAATAGAGTCCATAAAAAAATGATCATGTATTTTGTCTGGAGTATCAACACTATAAAATTCATCTACATGTTTATATTGGCAACAAGGTAAAACCCTATACCCTTCTAAGGTATGATCCATATACATACCGTTATTTAAATACCAACATTTTAATGAGGTCATTTCCTGTTTCCTTTATGAAAAATATCACCCTCATTAATAACTCTAAATTTTATGCCTTGCTGTTTACACCATGCATTAGCTGCTGCCCATTTTGCTTGATTTAAAACATAGTGTGCTTGATTATTTTTATTACGTCCTAGATTTTCTTTGAATGTTTGATTAGCTGGTTTAATTTCAATTAATTCAACATTTTGTTTACCTTTTTTATCTTCGTAAACAATAAAAAAATCAGGCACGTAAATTGTATACTTTCCTGTAAATGGATTTCTGTAAGGTATTTTTACTGCCTCGCTTGCCCATTTACTAACATTTTCGTTCATATCGCAAAAACGCATAAAAGCAAATTCCCAACTGCTCCTATATGTAGGATTACGTCCACCTACATATTTTTCAGGATTTTTAAGTGTATATTTTCCTTGTGCATATTTTGCCATTAGTATATAATATTACGAGACTCAATTGTATTTTGTGCTAGAGATCTTTTAATTCCTAAAAGACTTAAATTACTTCTATTGCTGTTCATAATTTTTGCTACAATAGTACTTAATTGAATTTCTTCGATTCCTTTTAATGTATCTAGCAATTGATAGATATCAACTTTATCTTTTTTTGCTTGTTGTAATAAAATACTTGCAATGTTTATAGCACTACCACTATCAAAATTTCTATTTACAAAAAAGCCAATAGTTGCATCTACTTCGTTTGCATTATAATTTATATCTTTACTATTATAATTGTCAAAAAACTTTTTTACTAAGTCTTTCTTTTTAATATTTTCTATTCCACTCATAGTGCATTTAATACCTTTTGATTATAAACATTTTTTGCAGATCTGCTTAAACTATCCCATTCAGCTTTTTGACTATTAAAATCTCCTGAAAATCCGTTTTGTAATAATTCGTCTCTGTATACGGTAGCAAATGATGTATCGTCTAATAGTTGTTGATTAGACAATAACTGCACATATCTTTGGGCTCTATTTGCATTAGAATTTTCTATTAATGTATTCCTATATACATCTGCATTGACGGTTCCTGCATTACCGCCTGTGGTTGGAAAACTATTATTTGTTACTCCAAATACTAAACTACTTAGTATTTCATTTATCAAACTATTTCCTTCTGGATCACTTAATATACTTTCTATATTAGGTAATCCTAATCTGTCTGTGATTTGAAATCTATTGTTTAAAAAAAAGAAGTTTGTATCGACGCTCTCATTATTGAAAATAACACTCCAAGTTAAATCTAAACCATTAGATGGAGTAACATTTCCTAAAGGACTAGGTTGTTTATCATAGTGTGCAATATTTGCAAATCCTGATGGTGTGTCTTCTCGTGTATTGTTGCGTCCATATATTACAGATTCGTATTGAACACGCATAGTGTTTTTCATAAAGTCATTAGCACCGTATTCAACTCTATCATGATTAAATGTTTGTATCATAGGATTTAATAATGTTATAGATGTATGCTTCCTTTTAGTATCAATTGTATGTAACTGATTTATTGTTATACTATTAAAAAATGGAACACTAGGTGTTTTATTTCCTTTATCTAAACCGTATCTGTAATTAAATGATGCAGGAATATTTCTTACTGGTGTATTTCTAAAAGCCGCAGGATTGTTGTTAGAACTACCATCAGAGTTTAATCTAGTATATTCTCCATCTTGATAATAGTATCTAAAATATGCTTCCCATAGTAAAGTTGTTAGTCCTGCCATATCGTCATGAAATACTATTTCTACAGGTTCGTAGTTAATTCTAGTTTGTACAATTTTCTTTCTATTGTACATATTTAAGGTTTCTGTATCTAATGTAAAATTAGGTAATTGTGCAGATTCAACTAGTAGATTAAATTCTGTTGTTTTTAGGTAATCTTGTAAGTTATATTGTGATAATGCCTGTGGATTAATACTAAAGTTAACATGAAAAAGAAATTTAAATTTTGGTGCTAATCTATGATTATTTCGTAGGAATGTAGCACTTGCGTGAGCAAAGTCTCCCAAGTTACCTTTTACTTTACCTAGTGATGATAAGTTATCAAAATATTCGTTCTGCCATGCCATATTATATTTATCATAAAAAAAGGAGCACTAAAAAATGCTCCTTTTTAGTCAATCTCATATTAAGTTTTACGAGCCGCCACCTGTAGTAGATGTGCTTACGTTTCTTGCTACGGTTGAGCTACCAACGCCTTCGCCTAACTGAATTGCGTTGTCGTATTGTATAGTTAATGCAACCGTTACTGCATCATTGTTTGCGTAGTTTAGTGTACCGTAATCTACGTTTGTTAAGAAGCAACCATATAGTTCCCAAGTTTCAAGACCTCCTACTTCGTTTTGTCCATTACCACCATCTAGTATTTCAATTTTTTGTGTAAATTTGTAATCTAAGCCTGATGCTGCACTTGATTGCTCAAAGAAATCAAATTGCTTTTGTAATTGTTCGCCAACTAGTTTTTGTACTTTACCTGTAACATCGTCACGTAATGATAATGTTACGGTATCCCAAGTGTGTTTACCAGCAAGGTAAACTTTTGAGTTGTAAATGTCTAGTGGCATTGTTTCAAAACTAAGTGTAGGTCTTGTTGCTTCTACAACTTGTTTTGTTAATTCATTTGTTTCTGCTGAAACACCAAAGTTTTCTAGTGTGACACGGAAACGATATTGTAGTTTTGGCATTAGCAATGTTTGGTTGCTTGCGCTACTATCGCTTGCTAATGGCACTGAAATCTTTGTTAATGTTGAGATTGACATATATGTTCTCCTTAATACACAAGTATTTATCTATTTAGGGCCGACTTTCGCCGACCCCAATTTTTTAAAGACCTGCAATCTCTCCTGTGTTTTTAATACGTAGCGGAATGTAAATAAATTCAATTGCTTTTACTGGTTCAATTGCAATATCTACATATAGCTCGTTTCTATCAATTCTTGCAGGAGTATTGTTTGTTTCGTCACATACAACTAAGAAGTCATAAAGTGCTCTAAGTCCAACAAGTTCAACCATTAGTGTTTCCACTGCTTGTTTGATTTCATCACGTGTAATTTTATCATTTGGTTCAAATAGATATGGTTTTGCAAGTTTTGAAAGTTGGCTACGTAGATATACAACTAGTCTTGCAACGTTAACTCTATCCAATGCACTTGCATTTCTTGCACGAGTTTTTTGTCCAAAGATTACCAATCCAGCACCGTTAAGGAATGTAATTGGGTTAACATTGTTTGTGTAAAGAATGTCTCTTTGTCCTTCATTTAGTGCAGTTGAAACAAATTCGCCTTCGCTATTAATGTATCCAACACTTGAAGCGTTAGTTACGCCACCACGTCTGGTACCTGCTGGTGCAAACCATGGATAAGCAACTTGGTCATTAAGTGCAAATGTGCGTAGTACCATGTGTGATGCTGGAACAACAACATTGTTTCCTAAGTTATCACTTGTGTAACCACTTGGATAGTATACACCCATGTACTCGTCTCTGCTTACTAATCCGTCGTCGTTGTCTTCTACAGCAACATTAACATTTGATGCCCAATCGCCTAAGCTAGTTGCATCTGGTGTTAAACGCATTGGTGAATCTCCTACAACAAATGCTGTTAAGCCTCTGTCAAAGTTTAGAGTAATCATTTCACCAATTAATTCTGGATAACCTGGGCAAGCAATCAAGTTAAATGTGCGTGTCTCGTCGTCACGTATATCTTGGTTAGCTGACACTAGTGCTTGTAACGAATTAATTACAACTTTACGTTGTGCATTACGTCCAAAGCTACCTGAGCCATCTGCGTTATTTGTTGAAGCAGTTACCCAACGGTGTGGATAATATGCTGCCATACTTGCATCACCATAACGCTCATTGTCTGCGGTTACGTCTACATAGTTACGCTCAAAACGTTTTACGTTGAATCCGCTTCTACGTGTGTTCCATAATAGCATACCTTTTGGATAAAGTGCTGGATCTGGAGCGTCAAAGTCTACAAAGTCACTTACTAATAGATCTACTATATCTGCTGCATCACTATCAGCACCTGCATCACTCCAACGAGCATCAGCAAATAGTATACCGTTTTCAGTTGTTTGATCTGATGTATCAATTGCTACCCACGATCCTAATACTGCATTGTACATGTATATTCCTGGATAGTTATCAATATCTGCTGTGCTAATCCAAATATCACCTGTTACTAAGTTACCACCATCAGAACGATCTCCGTTTTCTGGTTCTGTTGCACTAACAATAGGACCTTCTGGATCTGGTGCTAATGTACTATCTGCATTATAATATTGTGAATCAGTATGTAGCATACCAACCCATTTGGTACCGTTATGTACCAATAGGTCTACTTCGTCAACTACACTGCTATACCATAGTGCGCCATCAGCTGCTAAAGCAGTTGGTGCATTATCGCTTGCTGTGTAAACTAGCGGTTGCCATAGTGTAGCGACCCATGTGCCTGCGCCTGATGTACCAGGCTGATCATAAAGGTTAAGTGTTCCTGTGCTATCTGATACATCATAAGGATCATACCCTATTAAGTTTAATGCTCCGTCTGTATCATCAATACGTATATCGCCGCCAACTCTATGTGTAATTACAAGTCTGTTTTGACTATCATAGCTTGCAGATACATTCACTAAACCAGCTGCGTTAATTGCACTTGCAATTGTTGCTGCGTCTGCACTACTACCTGCAGCAGTAAATGTTACCGTTTCTGCTGATGTCATTGCTTCTTGACCAACAATTGTTTCTGATAGTGTAAATGAATAACTTTGGCTATTTGATAGTTGTGTAGTAACTTTGTTACTTGTTACACTTGTAGTGCCTGAAGAACGTCTAACAAATGGTTTAAATTGACCTAGCGGATCAGTATCTTCAGCAGCATTACTTTGAACATAAACTGCTCCTGCACTTAGGTTTGCACCGCCGCCTGAACGATCTAAGTTGTATAATGCACTATTGTTAGTTGCATATACAGGTGCATCAACTGCTCCCCATAATGCTGTGTCTGCATTAAATTGTTTTACTTTCCAATCTGCGCCTGCATTTGGAGAAGTAGTTTTAAGCCAAATACTACCTGTTGGACGAGGATTAGTATCTCCTGACTTATAAGCAGGAACATCAGTGTGTTTGCTTATTTGTACTTTAGGAGCATAATAGAACCCTTCTGTAATTCCTGCTGTTGAAAGCGGTTGATTAACGCCATCAACTACTTGAATAACATCACTAACAGATCCATCATTAAGAAGTACTAGTTTGTTGTCTCTAATTTCAGCACTAACTCCAGTTCCTGACATTGCTGTATTAATGTCTGCAACTACTTGTGCAAGTGTGGCTGAACCTGTACTAAATGTAATTTCAGTACTTTCAGCACTTGAACTTGTTGGGTTAATTACGAAAGTACTACCGATTGTAAATGATGTGTTACTTACGGTATTTGTTCCTGTAACGGTTGGAACAGCACCTGCCCAATCTTCGCTACCGACAATTACCCATGTATTGTCGTTTGTTTTATAATATATTTTAATTGTTGATGTTGTTGCAACAATTGCATATTCACCTTTTGCACCAATGCCTGTATTTGGTGCGCTTGTTGCATCACCGCTATCTGCTAGTTCAGAAACACTAGTGATAATGCGTGGTGTTTTTGCAACAAATGTTTGACCTGTTTCAGTTGTAATAGCTGAACTATCCCATTCAAAAATACCATATTTTGAAAGTTGTGTGTCTAACCACCATGTACCGTCTTCTGGGTCAGCAGTAGTAGCAGTTGAGCTTGCATTTAACGCTCCCAGGTCTGCATCTGCTCTTACAACATATGCACTATTGCTTACGCCTAAGAAACTATAAGCAGCTTGAAGTCCGTATTCGTTTTGCTCGCCACCTTGTACTACATTTCCGTTTACATCAGTAATAAATTTTGGATCTCCAAAAGTTTCTACTAAATCACGTTGTGATGTAATAAGGTAAACTTTACCTGCGTTTTCTGCTAATGTACCTGGTGCTATACCAGTGCCGCTACCATTTAATTTATTTTGTTCAGTAGCAACAAAAATTATCGGTGTTGTGCCTGGTTCAGCTGGAGTGTAAAAACTCTCATCAATTACTGAAACCTGTACACCTGGTGATGTTAATGCCATTTTTATTTTCTCCTATGGATAGTACTTTCTACTATTATTTAGCTGATCAGCGGAGAAAATAGGGGTTTTGACAGAGAAAAACTATCTTATAATGATTTCTTCAACAACTTCGTCAACAGCAAGATACAATTCTTCTAAAGAACCGTTATTGTCTATTACAAAATCTGCAATGTGTTCTGCAAGGCTCATACTATCTTTAGATTCAAGAGGCAAGTGTTTGCTTCTATCTACCCATATTACAAAATCAAAAACATTTTGTTTTGCCATTTCGAAATATTCTAATTTGTTGCGCAAACCACAATATATCGAGTGTTCAGCAAAAATTGCTTTACCTAATCTAGCAGCATCGTCTTTATTGTATTCACATATAGCATTATACCATTCGGCACGGTGGTTATGTCTGTCGTTATAACACTCTTCTTCGTCTTTATATCCGTACTTGTCTTTTAACATTTCAAATATAAAAAGTTTACTACAAAATTTACTACTACTTTCAAATGTAAAATTATACTTGTCTCGTAGATATTCGCAAACGGTATCTTTACCATGCCTACCGTGACCGATTACAAGTAATTTGGGTAATTCCATTACAACCTCTTTTTATTTTTATAATACAATAATATAAAAAGATTGTCAACCTATTAAGAAACCGTAGCCTATACCGCCTGCTACTGCTAAATCTAGATCTTTATCTAATTTTTCAATCTCTTGCTGCGCTTCAGATTTGAGTGTATCACCATTGAGCGTAGTACCTCCGCCAGGTCCTGCAATGGTTGAAAATTTACTACGTGCTTCGCCTAACATGTATTTGCAGTTAGCCAACGTGTAATCTTTAATCCATTGATTAGCTTTGTAATCTTTTAACAATTCAAAATCTGGACGGTAGTTATAGCACCATAACAACACTTCTTCGTCAGCTCTTGGACGTTGTAAAACGGTAAACTTTTTATTACTTGTATTCCAGGTAAATTCCATA